TTAAAGGGTGAAGAACTTGCTGCTGAAGGTGGTAGAAGATACGAGGCTCTTCAGAAAATTCAATCTGAGCGTGAACACCTTGAGACAAAGGCATCTCAAGCTAAAGCATTCGGTGGGGAGCTTTCAAAGAAAGATCAACAAAGATTACGTGTTCTTTCGAAAACTGAAGATTTGGTCAGGGGAACTCGAAACGCAGTAGTTGCTCCAGCCACCATGGGCATTCCGACAGTTTCTAGCGCATCAGATCCAACAACCGTGCAAAAAGATGCCACCGAAGCATCGGGAACAAGCACACCAGTTGGCGACATCATGATGGATTTATTGAAGGTGAATGAACAGCAGCTCGCGCAGCTAGAGTCACTGACTAAAGCAATGAAACCTTCAGAGGAAGATATTCTTGAGGGCAAACGTCAAGAAAGTCTTGCTCCGATAATTGAGCGAAAAGAGCAGGATAAAGACGCATACTCAAACGCTTCTTTGCTTGATGTGGTAAAATCCATGATTCCAAACTTCAATATAGTTAGGGGTGGAGCTAAAGCATTAACCACAGTCGGGCGATTTGCAGCAAGAGGAGTTGGAAAAGCTGCGTCGTTGATTGGTAGAGGTATTTCAAGAGTAGCGTCAGCTGGTTCAAAACTTCTACCTTCCATACTGTCTGGAGCTTCCAAAGGAATTGGAGCAGCATCAAAGGTAGCAGCTGCAGTTCCGGGAGTCGCCAAAGCAGGTCTTGGAGCAGCGAAGGGAGTCCTTGGTAAGCTCGGACCAATCGCGATGTTGGGCATGGCTGCGTATGATGGAATTTCCGGATACAACAAAGCTGGTGAGAACCTTGACATAGAAGGCAGAGAAGCGACGACTGGTGAGAAGTTGGCTTCAGCTGGTGGATCAATACTGTCTGGTCTGTCGTTTGGCTTACTCGATGAGAAGTCGATGTCAAAGGGTATAGCGAACCTGGTTGGAGCTGGACCAGAGAAGCTCCCAGATGTTGCCCGTGTTCAACAAGCCCAGGAACTGGCAACGAAGAAGATACAGGGTGATATGGAAGCAGCCGCTAAGAACGCCGCTCCGGTCGTCACCAACTCGCCGACGACAATCATCAACAACAATGGTGGTAGCGGTGATCGTCCGAGATTCAGCATAAGAAACACTGACAATACCTACAACGACAGGTTGTCAAGGCACTTCGCCTTCTCATGAAAAAAGGGAGCCACTGGCTCCCTTTTGTTTAAGTCGCAATACTCTTAAAGTAAGACTCTACATCATCAGAGTCAGCGTCCTCCGTATCCCACGGAGCAGCCGTTTCCTTCGGAGCCTTTGATTCAACAACCTTAGCTGCCTTTGGAGAAGCAACAGGCTCTTCTCGCATTTGTTCAGCAACCTGCTCAGCACGAGCCGAAGAAGCAACTGCAGATGCGTTCATGACAGAATCAAACTTCTTCTTCAGTTCATCGTAACCCTTGAAGCTCTTTGGATCGACGAATTCCTTCAGAGGTTTCATCTGATTGACAATCGCCAGGATTTCTTCGTCGGAATCAGCCAGAGGTTTAACTTCACTGAACACCGAAGTATCGTAGTTCGGATAACCTTCAACTTGACGCATACGCAGCTTGAACTCAGCTCCATCAAATGCATCAAAGACGTTGACAGGAGACTCATCCTCAAATGTTGGCTCAGCCTTATCCTTGATCTTATCAAAGATCTTCTTACCAAACTTGAATCGCATCACCTTACCTTCGTTCTCAGGATGCTTAGGATCACTGATAACTAGGATGTTTGCGATATATGAAGTCTTGCGCTTCTGCTTGCGAGCCTGTTCTTTGTCTTTGTCAGATCCAGTCCAAAGAACTCGATTTGCCTCAGATACAGGATCTGGTTCGCCGATGGTTGTTCGGCTGTTTTCGATATACCAGCGACCGGACGGACCTTGGAACGCATGGCTATACACCGTGACGAACGGAAGTTCATCGTCTGGATGCTTGGGAAGGAATCGAATCACCGCAGATGCATTACCTGCTTTGTCTTTCTCCAGCTTGAAGAAATCGGCATCATCTTGACGACCTTCATTGGTCTTTGTCAGTGCCTTGGTGATTGAGGAGAAGTCAGTTGTACGTGACTTGCGGAGATCAGAAATGGAAATACTCATAATTACTCTCTTTCGTGGTTAAAGGGGATTTACCCCTGCGGTTTTGGGCATATAGCCCTTATCTTTTGTCGTATGCGTAACGACTATATCGAACGTCAGGATCTTCATAATCATCGATATCGTCGTCCTCTGTATTTAGATGCATATAAGAACGCTCAATCAGCTCTCGACGGCGCAGTTGCTCATCAATTTTTGCTTTGCGATCAAGCGGAGTCTCGAATCTCTTATACGATGGTTGTCTCTTGTTGTTCATGCTCGGAAATAAATTTAAGAATTTTATCCTCGTTGTATTTGACGAACTTCGTCAGTTTTTTGATTTTACTACCAAGACTGCTATAAACAAAATTAAAGTTTATCCAGTCATCGGCAAAGTTGTACTTGTTATTGAGTGCAACACCAGTCTCTATGTTAAGAACTTTGCCTTGAAGAAGAGACTGCAATCTGCAGTTGTTTCCCAACACATCATGCGGCAAGTTCAGTTGATCAATGTCATCTAAAATCAATTGAGTTGTCATCTCTTTATTTCGGCGCCATCTGACACGAGCTTCATCGGCATCAGAAGCATTAAAGAAGTCAACCCCATAAGCAAAGCAAGCAACGAAGTAATCAACTGCTTCTCTGGTGTTTTTTATTTGAGATGATAATGCGTTGAATCTATATCGTAACCCTTTTCTGTTAAAAGATTCTTCGGTAACACCCTTTACTGCCCCTTTGGTCAGGAAAACATCATATGAAGGAACAGAGAAGTGCAGCTTAATAGCAAGGTAAAGTTTATAGAGTTCGTATGAGCTCATCAATCGAACGGCAAAGAAGCTGTCTTTGGTAAGAGACCATCCTCCTGCATCTCAACGGAGAGCTTATCCTTCAGAGAACGGCTGACGTATTTGGCAATATCTTCCGGATCAAGGTTTCGTTCTTCGCAATACTGTAGAATAGTGGCGATGTATCCCTGTTTTTCGGAAACAGCGATGGTTTCAATGTACTGAGAGAATTCCACTGCGGTGTTAAAAATAGTTGGTTCACTCATATGCTTTTGCAATTTTCATCAGTCTAGTTAGTTGGCTATACTCGTCATTATGATCAGTTTCAAATTTGATCAATGCTTCTGTGTTGGATTCAGGATAATCTTCAAGGAAACGATCCATGATATAGTCAATTTCCGACAACCTTTGCTGAATGGAACTCTTGATTCCTGTCAGAAGTTCATGATTGCCTCGATTGTTTAGGATTTGCTGTTCAATATTACCAAACATTTTGCGACTCAATAAGGATTGGATTGTTGGCTGGGTCAACTGAGTGTCCCATGATTAAAGAAATATGCATGTCAATCGGTACATTGTTTCTGCTTTCAAGATAACACTTCTTGTAGTAGACAATATTGAATCTGGTTAGGTCACTGAGCTTGATATTACTCAGATGCATCTCAAAGTGAGAGTCCCACTCATTATCCTGCGGCAGATTAGTTGGCCAAACCAAGATCAATGCCTTGGTTTTATACAACATGGCATCAACCAAACCAATCGCATCACCGAGGAATAGATGCTCGATAACATCCGTCATAACGATCAAGTCATACTTCTTTGAAGTGTTCTTTCCGAAGAATTCCTTGGCGTCGACGTTGTATACCTGATTATACAGTTCATGTAGCTTGTGTTCTCTGATGTAAACCTGTTCGGCTTCAATACCATCAACCACACAATTCGGAGTTGCGTGGCGGATAAGAAAAGCGTTCTTACCCTTACCACAACCAACATCAAGAGCGAAATATGGATTCACCGCTCTTACGAGGTTTACAAATTCATCATTAAAGGCATTAACAGAAGTTGGCATTTTTCATAGAAAGGTAACGAATCACAGTGTAGTGATTTTACCTTGAAACTGAATAAAAGTAAAGTCAGGCTGAGAGGCGCAGGTACTCTTTGTAGAAGAGCTCTTGGTTTTTCTTGGAGTGATCATGCAACGGGATCATCGTGAGGAACAGGCTGGCGGTCAGCTGTCGGACAAGATCGATGTCATCCTCGGTCAAGCCAATATCAGTCATGAATTTTTTGAATGCTACTTGAACGCCATCGATTCCTCGGTCAACAAATCCAGCTGAACTATACAACTCGGAATCAATCCAATCATATTTCCCAATGACAGAATGGTATAATTTAGCAATATCATAGAACCAATGACCAGACAATTTTCCATTTGGGTCAATTAGTTTTAGTTGTTTATAATGGAAACAATAAAACATATTCGCGAAATGTAAATCGCCATGGAACCAAGATATCTCATTATAAAAACGATGGGATTTGATTCTTTCATGCAGCGAATCCAAGAAACCTACGCAATGAGAGTACTCAGTTCCCTCAATTCTAGAATAGTTCTTCTCGAAAATAGAATCCCAGAAACCAGGGTAACCAGTCATGACTTCTCGTTTACATTCGTTAACGAATTCACCAACATGAGAAAATACTTCATTCCATGTTTCTTCGCTGCGATCCAGATACAAATACAACTCGCGCAGATTCGTGGATTTGACCATCTCCATAGAATATGAGGAATTGTTCAAATCAAAAACCTTCGGAGTGAAGATAGATAGATTCGATGGTATTGCCTTGAACCAAAAATACTCATCACGGATCTTATTTCGGTTAACTTCGCTGCTCTTCGTCACGAAGTTACCACTGCGTTCAATCTTATTAAACGATCTGGTCTTGCTAATACCACGGTTCTGAATGAATTCTTCAATAGTACCAAAGTCTTTGAGATCCGAAACATCAATCGTCGAAACCGTCATCGGATATCTGGAGTTGTACGCAGACAACATCTCGGAAATCTGGAATTCTCCAGTCGCCGAGTCTTCTCGATACATGCTTGCGTAGAGGAAATACTTCGCATCGGAAATACGATACAAGCCAGCAACTGCCAGATCAGTCTCAACCCGTTCCTTTGGTTTATCAAAGAAAGTTAGCTT